CAGACATCAGCTTGTCAACGCATAAACGCGCAACCTCTTCCGGGGACATGCCCCTATTGCTTGTAGTCCCAACAGTTACTATTGGGCTTTCTGGCACATCCATTGTTATGGCTTCAAACATTACATTTCAATCCTTGGCGTTCCATCTCTGTAGTTATCGCGCTTATTTCTTCCATCGCCCAACTGTCCAAGTTGTTGCAATGCTTCATTATAGCGCGTTGTGTACAATGTGAGAATATCAGGGTCGCCCTTCATGAAAGTGTAAGCTTCAATCAAACTGCCGTATAAAAGAACAGTGTCAGCATTGTCACCTATCCAGCTTGTTGATGCTGTGACAATGGACTGAGGGTCGTAGTAATAGTGAAGCTGCACATTGTAGTCTATATCAGGTGTTGGCCCCACGATAAATGATGTGTCATCCCATATGCTGTAATGAACAGGAAGACCCTGTGTTGCTGTAGCTGGATAAGCCTCTCTGATAAAGTTCAAATCCTTATGCAAAAGGAAATGATAATCATTAGTAGCATCAATAACCGCAAGTGAAAACACAGCCAAGAAATCAGAAGGCGTTGCCAAGAACCTATTGCCGCTTGTTAAAACACCAGCAACGTTCTTCCTTAGATCCGGTATCATTACCGATCTATTAATACGCTGCTCCGCCTGCTGGACAAACGTTGGTATCTGAGAGACAAAGGTTGCCTCATCATTTTCAGTGTAGTCCTGAATGGCTTGTACAAGTTGTGAATAGTTCATTTGAACTTCTTCCTATTAATAGCAGCCAGAAAAGCCCTTGCCTTTAGTAGCGGCACCTGTACCACGCATTACGCCGCCCTTCCTATAAGCCATAACTTTTTTATTCATCATGCCACCACTTCTTGCCGCGTAATCATCATCCCGCATTCCGCTCATGCTTGGGGCTGATTTTTTGGGTGCCGCTTTAGGAGATGATTTGGGAGCCGCTTTCTTTGCCGCTGCCGCACGTTTGATGCGTGAGCGCAACTCATCTAGTTGTGAGTTTTTGCTAGTCTTGGTTGGGGTTCGCTGACCGCCCATTTTGCCTTGAGCCTGCATACCGCGAGTAACCGCTTCCTGCTTGCGAGTATCTTTATTCTTAACATCCATCATGTTCATCTGGGTCTTTGTCATGCCAGCATATGGATTGCTTGACTTAGCGCCAGCGCCGGAAGTCGCGCCCGGAATATTGATGCTTTGTCCAACACGAATCTTGTTAGCGTTTTTAATATTTGGATTGGCAGCCAATAACGCCTTTAGGGTAAGTCCTTTTGACTTGGCAATTTGAGACAGTGTGTCTCCTGATTTAATCTTCATGGACCCGCCAGCCGCTTTACGCAAAGGCCCTGTGCGCTCCGTATTCATTGGATGCTTGGGATTGGCATGGCGAGGCTTTGGCTTTGGCAAAGGCATTTTGTTTTTTGGCTTACCTGTTTTAGGATCTAGCTCTCTAATTTTAACTGGCATAACGCACCTCTAGTTTGTTGTCACTAGGACGGTTCCAACCTGTCCTATTAAATACTGGGCAGGGTTGCCCACAGGATTAAAACCAAACAAACCATCATGCGATGTGTCTGGCCTTGGGTTTTGCAGAGACTGCGGATCGTTGATCTTTACCCTGCCTAAAAAGTTTTGCGGGTGATCCGGGTCAACAACATCTCTGCCAACGCGGAACCCCGTCCTTGTCCCATTGTTATACTCATCAACCAAATCTTTTAGGGGATACCTAAACCCGGTTTTGTCACAGAAGCCAAAGGCGTATTTAGCTTTTGCGTAAGACATTAGGAGCCGCCCAAATAGAATGTATCATATGGCACAAACTTAATTGATGAGCTGTCACGGTCTTCCCCTGCCGCCAACTCAAACTGAAACTCATACTCTTGCTTTAATGCTGGCACACGACCAGTTGACTCAGGCTTCTTGCTTGCAATGTAGTAAGCAAGGCCAGCAGCCAAACAAGGCACAAACCTTGGCGGCATGTCAGCAGTGCCTGTTACTCCAGACGCAAGGCCATCGATTCCACGAAGTCGATAATACGCGAGAGAATAGCTATTACTATCCGGCACAGGCCACAGAGTAACTTGCGTAGAAGTCGCCAAGCGCTCGACAAAGATTTGAGTAGGGCGTCCTTCAGTGTTTTTGTTAGTTTGTTGAGCGTATGTAGAAACGCTGATGCGCTCAAGACTAGTGTCGATTTGATTTGTCCCAGTACCTTGCCGCACTTGATGCTCAATGAGGTCAATAGTGTCCGAAGGCATTGTATAGCTTGCTGTGCCTGCTGTGAGAGCTTGTGTGCCAGCATCGATAGTCCACAAATTAAGTCCACGGTTTTGCCACTCCAATGTTAATAGGTTAAGGCTGCGCCTAGCAGTCTTTAAGTCATAGCCAGACCGCAACTCCAGACCAGCGCGTTCAAACGCCTCTTCAAATATTTCTGGCAGATCTGGTGTTACAACAGCCATTACTTAACCTTCCTATGTTTTTTTACCTTAGCCTGTATTTTTTTAGGCTGTTGGACGAACTGCTTACCAGCTCTAGTTCCTTTTCTTTTAGCGGCCGTGGTGGCCGCATATTCCTTAGACGAGAGGGCTTTAATAGCTGATGCCGGTAGATAACGTTCTCCGGTTGCTTTTGACCCTTGCGTGGAGGGCTTGCCACTCTTTGTTGTCCACTTCTGTTTTGTCCAAGCTTTGAGGCTTTTCTGAGATTTCTTTAACGGCATGACCTTCCCTAAATTCCCATTGCTTTAGCTATCGAAACCATCAAGAACAAAAAGAATCCTATTATAACTGCAAGAATAACAAATAAGCCGACAGCCATCTTTATAGTTTCTTCCGTCTCTTTAGCCTTTCTAAGCATCTCTTTGCGAGCAGCGATTTCAGCTTCTTTCGCTTCTCTTATTCTCTTTGCTCTTTCTTCCGTTATGCCCTTCCAAGTGCCGTGGCCAAATCTCATATCGATCATTGACGCTATCTCACGCATTTGCTCTTGTGCGAGCTTTGCATTGATAATCTCAGTTGCTACTGATTTTACACCAAATTGATCACCTACACCACCAACGCCAGATTTTTTACTTCTCTCTTGCTGTACCTGTTTTTCGCCCTCAAACAAATTGTCTATGAAACCAGCTATCTCACCAATGTCATTAGCTGTGCCTATAGCGCTTTTAATTCCACTGACGGCACTTTTAAAAAGGGCAATACCTGCTAAGGTTTCAGCGATCATGTCTTTTCCTATCTTGGCACTGGCTTGCAGATTGCCGTTATTTTGACTGATCTCCCTTCCGTCTTTATTGGTCTTTGGTTAGATAACCTTTCCGCGAAGTACAAGCATCTATCTATATCTACAAATCTTTGAGTCTGATCTATAATGCCCTGCCCCATATAGACAACAAGTAAAAACTCAATCATTGATCCTGCAACAAAAGTAGCTCCAACCTCTGAATTGCCATCTTCATGCTTTGGATGGCGTCTTTATCGGCATGGCTAACCTGCATATTGCTAACAGTAATAGTCAGGTCGTGGGTTGTTTTGAGGTTCCAGCCTGCAAGGCCAATCATGATAGCCATCAAGCCAGTCATAATTTGTTTTTCCATTAGTCTCTGTACCCACCGCCAGCAGCCTTGTATTGTTGAGCTAACATTTGAGCTTTGCGAGCTGACCACTGTCCGGGCTTACCACCTTTGCCGCCAGACTTAATCTTGTTAAATAAATTCTTTCTCATAGATGGCTTGGTGTAATTTCCGGCTTCATTTACCTTTGACTTTGTTTGACCGCCAGACTTCAGCATTTTTAATTTTCTACGAGGGTTGGATGGACCGGCTGGCATTCCTGTTATTCCGCCCAGTACAGACTTACCACCCCCAGCTCTGCCCTTGCGAGAGATTTCGCTTTTTTTCTTTCTTACAGCAGATTCTGTTTTCTGACGGCGCTTTATATCAATTAAACGTTTTGCGTCTTTTGTTTGCTCCCCCTTTAAGGACGCTGCTGGTGTTTTTGCGGAGTCACCAGCTAATCTTTTTTGATCCGATTTGACTCTTCTTCTTCTAGCCATTCTCTCCTCTCTAGCTTCTGATGGTGAGGCTGAAGCAAGAGAATCAAGAAACTGGGTTTGCATTCCAGATTTTGTTAACTGTAACTCATCATTTCTTTTGGAGCCTGTTCTTAAATTAGAAGACCCACCAGAAGACATAGGAAGGGACTTGCCCTTCCTTGTATACGCGCCCTTGCCTTTCTTTGACTTAACAACCTTTGGTTTTAGCGCTGGACTTGATAAACTTTTTGCCACAGGATTTCCGCCAGCTTTCATTGCGATTGGCTTCTTCCCATTTCTAGCACACATCATTTTTGCTGCTCGCATGAAACCTCTCCTTGACAACAATCATATACAACTTGACCACAGGACAAGCATTGCTCATGCCCATGAACAAATACACTTCTTAGCTCTTGGCCGCAACGATCACACTTTTTGCAATGCACCCTAACCGAAGAAGTCTTTTTGTTTGTTTCGCTTATTGACATTTTTTTTGTGCTGACCGGGACGGCGAATCCGTTTCCGCTTGATACGAACATTTTCTACCTTCTTTGCCATTTACTTATGAACCTTTTGGGGCCGTCACTGACTTCCGTTCCATTAGCACATGCGACCCTTGGTCTTGCCTTTTGTAGCAATTCCATCAATGGGGCGGCTACGCTTTACAGCTCCACCACTTGCCATCATCTTTGGAGCAGCAGCCATTCCGCCAGTAGGCTGCGCCGCTGAAGGAGCTGCGGCTGAGGTCACAACTTCTTCTTCATCATCTTTCCCAAGACCTTTTGCTAACATGCCAGCAATACCGCCGCCCTTGATCATGTCGTTAAACATACCTTTGCCCTTCATCAGGCTATAAGCCGGAGAGAGGTTTGCTAACAAATCACCGCCACCTTTATACTTCTTTGCTTTTTTCATATCCACACCTTTAAGTTTGCCTTTGTTTTTGGTGGCATAAAAAACTTGCTCACCTTTCTTTTCGCCATACTGCCCTTTCATGGACTTCATGACCTTCTTGCCTTTTTTAGTTAACGGCATTTTATTACCCCATAACTGACTGCCCATGCCTGATCTAGATATAGTCACTTGACCCACCCAAGAAAAAGATGGGCTATAGTTCCAACTATACCGCCAATAGCTACCATTACCCAGAAGGCCCCCTTCCATCTATTAGCCTGAGCCTTTAGATCTGACACCTCTTTATGCACATGGCGCACTTCATCCTGTAGCTGCCCTATGCGCTCTTCTAATCTAGCTAATGTTACCTCTACCTTTTCAACCATTAGAAAGCCCCACCCTTTGGTTGAATTGGCTGAACAGCAGGTGTTGGCAAACCCTTAGCTGGAGGACCCGGCATCGGTGGGTTTGGTGGGTATACACCGGGTGGCTGCCCACCCTTTCCTGATGAAGGAGGCCTTCTGCTTGGGTTATAGTTTGACTCTGGGGTCGGGTCATAATACCCAATACCAGAACCGGGGTAGCGCCCATAGTTAAGCGTATTCATCATCACGCCATAAGATGGTGGCGCAAATCCGGGACTCACTGTCCCACCCTTTTGACCAAACTCACCACCTCCCGGTGTTGGGATGTAATTCGAGCCAAACGGTCCTGAATTATAAGGTAGTTGATAATTCCCATATGATGGGCCAGAAGCATATGAATTGTTTGGCCTGTATGCAT